CAGTATCCAAATAAGACACCCCCAAAACTTTCGCCAATTTCTTTGCTATCGTACTTTTCCCTGCGCCTGCTGGGCCATCGATCGTCACTACCATTACTTGATCTTTTTTTACCATTATTGAAGACCATCTCTTTTTTCTTTTGCCTTGGTAAATAAAGCGAGCAAGCCCTTATCATCACTATTAAGAATTGAGTTTCTAATTTCTCCCAAGTCATTACGTTAATCTTGCCACGTAATGGGTTAATATCGTTAATAAACTCTCCCGACACCTTATCGGAGTTGATAATTCTCAATGCCTCATCTTCTTTAGAAGGGGCTACCAAGAGAGTGTCGAGCATAATCGGCCTATTTTTACCCTTTGGGTCTTTATATGTCCTAGCGGCTACACGAGCGGCCACAACAGCTTCGCGACTTAAGACCGGATTTACCGTGCCATAGGTAATGATATTGCTAAATGTAGTGCTGGACACATTATTTGTGTGTGAAGCGCTAAACAAAGCTAAACCATCATACCCAGTTGTCGCTACGCTCTCGCCATACACATCGGTATAATTGGATGAAGAGAATCCATTTAGAAGCACATCAGCCAAGGCTTGATCAATATCGTTGAAAGAGGCATCGGTTGTTGAACGAACCAAGCCCTCAATTTCGTCATAAAGATCAAAAAGCCTCATATCCTTGGTAATTGATACCAAGTTGCCATATCTGCCCTGTGTCCATGTAATGGAATCTCCCTCCACCAAACCAATGCTGGGCAAATCAGCCCCTTGCGCTACCTTTTGCGCGCCACCAATTCCGTGCAAGATTAGGTGATCATACGTTCTGCGATCAGTATCCTTAACATTGTAAAGTTTAAACCCTACCATTTCAGCGATACTGTTTCGCGCCGCCTCATTAAAGATGTCTTGCAGATCATCTGTTAAGGCGGGAAAATCGGTTGAAAGAATAGCCATATATTACTGCTTAACCCCGTGCTAATTAAGGATTAAGAATTAGGAACTCCACGAGTGAAGTGACCAATCACCTTTGTGCCGGATTCAGCTGTGCCAACACCACGCTCGATGTAAAAAACATCGTCGGTGGAAGCGTCCGGGTCTACTTGACCAGCGGCAGCCAAATCCGCCTCGGTACCAACGTCGGTAGTCGACCAAACCGCGTCGCAATCAGCTTCAAAAGTTACGCCATCAGTTTCAAGACAAAGTACCTTTTGTCCCGATGATGTAGTTGTTACTGTTTCCAAGCAGACATAATGAATATCTACGTTGCCACCAGCAGAAGCTATGGTAATAAGACCGGAGCCATTATCAACCACCGCATCACCTTTGGTGAATGTAGTTGAATTGGCCGCGGCTAATTCCACCGTTCGTCCGCTGTCAAATTGTATAGGTGTGAATGCCATATATATTAGTTAAACCAAGATTCCGGACCGCTTCGCTTTTGCAAAATCTTGCGTTCACTCTTCTTAAGTTCAGTTTTACCTGAATCGCCGGCGACACTAGATTTAGTGGTATGCAAGTCGGTAGTTTTCTTGGATTGTTTATCAACAATGCCTCGCTCTTCTTTCCACATTTTCACTGCTAATTTAAGGCCGCGAACTATGGACTCATAGGATGTTTTATCAACATTGCGAGGCAAATAACCTATGATTTCTTGATATTGATTGTCGTCTACTAATTCAGGGATGTAGTCGGAGTGCTTCGGACTAATGGTATTCTGCAGGGCTTTTTGTTCTTCCCGTTTGGCAAGAACTTTCATCACCGCTTCTTCACTAACGTTGGTTTTAACAGTTTTGGTTAAACCTTCTTCGCCGCGCTTTTTGCCTTTAGCCGACAACATTCCTTGTTTATAGTTATCCCTGTCCTCCTCAGCTTTTTGTAAGCGAGCTTTTAACGCTTCCACTGACTCTTCGCCTTCTTCACCCTCGGTGTCGTCGGCTTCGTTTGTAGAGGTGTCTTCCTCTGATTCAGTTTCGTTTTCTTCCGCCTCCCCAGTCGCGGTCGAGGTGTCTTCCTCGTCTTTTAGGGTTTCTTCCTCCTTGGTTTCTTCCTCAGAATGATTAGCCGAGGCAAGCGTTCTTTTCAACATACTTTTAAAAGCATTTTTTCAACTCGTGGCTTCAACGAGCTGCATGAATTAATAAAAAGAACCGTCTGATTGACGATTCTTGTGCTAACTCCCAATCCGCCACGGGGGTAACGGATTAGCGAGTCAGCTGACGAATCGCCAATAGTTTCCCCGTGTAATTGTTTTTACTTGCGTTTTTTAACGCTTTTTCTGGTCTTAGGTAAGGTTTGCTTGTTGTTCATCATCCCTTTCATTTCTTTATCGCTCATTATCATCCCGTTAGGCATTTTGTGCATTCCTTTTTCCTTCATCAACATTTTACGCTTGGCCATTGATTTGGATTTTTCCATATTATTTATTCTTCCTATATTTAGCCACCGCACAACGATTAGCGGCTTTATATTTGATTCTTGATAACCCCGCTTTGCTATAGACGATTGCTACTGCTTGTTTAGCTGGCCGACCACTCTGTGTTAACTCAACAATATTACTGCTTATCACCTTTTTGCTTCTTC